ACTCGGATAGGCTGATGGAACCCGTGCCACCAAACTCATCCTCAATATCTTGCAGGGTTATTGCCCCTGATGATTGAATAGCCATTATGCATCACCGTAAGCTGTGACGTTGCCTTCTACGGTTAAGTTTCCAGAAGCGTCCAGCTTCATTCGGTTTGTGCCGTTATAAGCAAACTTTAAATCTGTTCCAGATTGGGTGACAGTCCAAGCGCCTAAATCTACGGTAGTAGCGTCAAGGGTTGACGTTGAGAAAGACTGGCCAGATGAACCCGCCAGTGCTGCCTTGGCGTCAAGCTGCGTTTGGATGTTGCTCGTTACGCCGTCAACTCGGTTAATTTCGGTGGTAGTCGCAGTTACGCCGTCCAACTTGTTAAGCTCGGCTGTTGATGCTGTTAGGCCATCAAGCCTTGCAACCTCAGCAGCAGTTACACTTCCGACCAGCGTATCAATCGCGTCAATTGCGTCGTTTACGGTTTGACCCCATGTGTCAGCGGAGCCGCCGATGGTGGGCTTGGCCCAGCCTTGGTTTGTTGTGTTAGCCATCTATTCTTCCACCCAAATCGTTGTTGCCTTGCCTGCGTCAACCCATGTTGAGCTTGCTTGGCCTTGTTCCGTCCAATTCGCTGAAGCCCCGCTAACGCCAACCCATGTTGAGCTTGCTTGGCCCTGCTCTGTCCAAATGTCTATTGCGGAAGGTTCAGGCTCCCACAAGAAACGTGCATTTGCAGACACTATAACAGAAAACGCAGCAGATGCACTACTATCCCGAACTCTTCTAGCAATAGCTGACGCTGATAGCGATGCGACCAGTTGAGATGCAGCGTTTTGCACTGAGACTGCATGTGAAGATGTGGCCAGCGCGGTCAGCACAGCGGCTGCACCGTGCTGTATGCGTGTCGCCAGCGCAGTTGCAGTTAGTGCCGCTGATGCCACGCCAGCAACGCTCTGCACGCGCAAAGCTTCAGCAGTCGCAGTCATGTCCGAAGACACGACGGCGCTTGCCTCGAATATATCACCCTGAGCATAGCCGGAAATCCAGTAGTCAGGCTCAACGTAATATGTTTCCGTCATTGTCCAGAAGGCTCCTGCGGCCACGCAACACTGTTAGGGAACCCAGACTGCTGCGGTACATCCAAGAGAGCCTGTCGGTAGGTGGCCCAAGCAGCTTGAGTATCAGCATCAAGTGCAGCCCAGCGTAAGGCATTGCCAGCGACAGCATCTACCTCTGTAAGAAAAGCATCACGTTCGTTACGAACCTCCTCTGCTTTACGGACATCCGCCTCTGCCTCCCAAGCTGCTTCACGCACTTGTACTTCAGCGTCCTCTTGTGGCGTCATCTGGATACGCACGCCGTCTACGTTTTTATATCTTGCCATTATGAGTTCACCATCCCGTACATTGTGATTGTTCCAGACTCCAGATTGCCGCTTGAGGGAAAGAAACGAATTGCGTTATTAGCTACTGCGGAATTTCTTAAAGCAAATACGTTTGTTCCCATGAGAGAACCGACGTTACTCAACCCAGTTTGTGTGGAAGATACCAGTGTACGTTTAGCTAAGTGTGCGCCATAGATATTTACCTCCCCACTACTACCGTGTTCATTCGCAGCGCTGCCTATAGCGTACGCAATTGTGCGGATCATTCCCGCTACAGCGTAAGATTTTTGAACAGTGGATACGTCTTGTACCACCGCCATACGAAGATATTTGTAGTCTGAAGAACCTGTGTCGTAAGACACACCGCCGTTTGAACTAAACTGAAAATCCAACGCTCCGTCTACGCTCGGAATTACGTTGGAGTAGACAAACTTGTAAGAATCATACTTTGAACCGTCAAACCCAGTGAATACTGCGTATGCGTCAGAAGCTAGGTCAATTGTGGATATGAACTGAAGCCCACCAGCACCAGTAAGCCCAGAGCCATCGCCGTGGAAACTAGGTGCATGAACAGGTTCAGTAGAGGTGATCTGTGTGTTATTTACCTCAAAACGCTCCGACCCACCTGTTACAACACGCCACTGATTTCCTGCGTGAAACTGCATATATGTGTCGGTATCACCATCGTGGTATATCTTGTCTTGAAGGTATATGTCTTCTACATCTGTGATGTTGTTGTTATTCATATCTAGGCCAGAGTTTGCACTTCGGCGCATGAAAGTACTTTCGTGCAAACCGTCTAACAAATCAGCATCTAGGCCAGAGTCTACACCGTCTACAGTCTTGATGGCTGTGAGTAGCTGTGCAGCAGTCTGGTCTGCTGTGGCACCTGCTTCAATGCCGTCTAGCTTTGTACCGTCCGTAGCTACGTCACGTCCGTCAACTGTACCAGTGACGGTGATAGTCCCAGTGACGTTTACACCTGTGGACGTGGTGGCTAGTTTTTGTGAGCCATTGTAAAACAGCTTTGCACTAGCATCAGTGTCCGCAACAATCATGTTTTCGCCATTAGTACCCTTTAGGCGTATTGCGTTACCGTTGCTGTCAATAATTAGATCGCCAGTGCCAGTGTCTGTAACATAACTATTAGACCCATCATGGTAAATCTGCAAATCAGACCCAGCGCCGAAGATGGCCTTGTCGCTGTCACCGAAGGCCAAGTCACCAGACATTGTGCCGCCAGCAAGCTCCAGCTTGTCTGCGTTCAAATTGGTGAAGTTTGCGTCAACTTCTGTGTGAGTTAATGACGAGCCTTTGCCGGATCGCGTTACTATGGTCGCCATGCGTCACCTCAGTCTAGTGTTATATCAATGTCGCCCGCTGGGATGCGAAGAATGTCAGCAGTGTCAATTGTTTTTGATGCCGTCAGAGCAGCGTATGCAATCTGATTGCCGCCAGTTAAGGCGTCGTAAACCGCAATGTGCGTAATTGTACCCCAAGAGCCTGTGGCCGATGGATACTCAATTACGTTGCTGGTTGTCGCAGCATTGCCGCTCACAGTGAATGTGGCAGACTGACGGGCATATGCACTGCCAGATAACTCAGTGCCGCCCTGCGCCTCGCCCGGATCGGACGTAAACAGACCAATATACCAAGATGTAGGGCGCGTGACCGATGACGCATTAAACGCCCAGTTCAGGATGTATGTTTCGTATGTGTTGGAAAAGCTCATGATAGCCCTCTGATTTTAAGGCGACGACCAGAGCCACCAAATTTAACGGATTCACTCTCAGCGTTTATAGCATCAATTGCGCTCTGATACAAAGCGGCCCAAACCGTTATGCGGGCGTCGTCTGCCAAGTATGGTGCTGAGTGGACCAGTGCGCCGTACAAATAGGCATCAGGGTGGTTATCCAGCAGCCAATTGCTCGTATTGCTGTCGCTCAAGCCGTCAATTTTGCTGTAATAGTACAGCTCAGTCGCCGTGACCGCTGATGGCGTCGGGAACAACTCAATTTCGCCCGCCGTAAGCGCATAATAACGCGGAGAGCCAGAAGTGTCTCCGTTATTCATGCGTCGATCAAGCATTTCGCTCTGACTAATCATTTCAAGCGTTGAATGATTGCCGCCAGACACGCCAAATCGAATAACTTCCAAGAAATCACTCGGCACATCGCTATATCGCGAGTTTAGGTTGGCATTGCTGCGCTTTTCCTGACGCCAGTGGCGTATCTTGCGCTGCATATCAGCTTCCGCCAACGAAATGAACGTCGGGGTGGCTGTGTCTAGGTCGTCGCGGTTGAGAAAGTCAGTAATTGACGTTTTCAGCTCTGCGTATGTTGTTATGGCCATTACTTATGCTTCCTTCCAAGGCAACGGCCCTCACGCTTGCACGCAGCGGGGGTCGGGCAACCTTTTATCGGCTTGAATACTGGTGCCTTCATGGTGTTAGTTTTCCGCCGTTGTTTACAAACAATCTGTACGCGTTGTTGAATTGATCTGAATCTAAAGTGACCCTTCTGACAAAATCTGGGTCATAATGTCGGTTTAGAAACTCAACAAACTCTCCAAGAGATGGCGTCATATCCGGCAACGCATCTTGCTGAGGAGCATTAGGAAGATTATTCGGTGGATTTTGTACAATATAAGGGTCTTTTGGAGCGGAATAGTTTGGGCTTTGGCCTAAGCCCTGCAAGCTTGATCCAAATCCAGTATTATCTCCCACGCTGGCAATCTGAACAGGAGCAGCATTTGCAGGGTTAAAATCACCCGGCCCGCCAAATGGGTCTAATCCCATGCCGCGCTCAGCAGCAGCTCCAGAAACATTATCTCCAGCACCGCCAAACGGGCCTAAGCCCATCCCTCTCTCAGCCGCAGGACCAGAAATATTAGGCCCAACACCGCCAAACGGGCTTAAATCGTTTTGTAAGTTTTGCGAACTGAGTGTTTCAATTGAATCCATTGCCGCAGAACGACTAACAGGTCTCTGCCCACGCATCGCATCGCGCATACGATCCTCAGAGCCGTATGGGGTAGCAATAGCGTTGGCAATCATAGACAAAAGACCTCCGCCCTCGAACTCATTGCCAACTGCGCCAGCGCCACCGCCGTCAATCATGTCGAGTAAGCCTTGGTATTTCTGTCTTTGCTTATCCACGGTAAACCGCCTTTTCTCAATAAATTTAAGGGAAACGTATCACACTTCGTCTAAAGCCGCCATTACCTTTTTCATGCGGTTGTTTAGCTTCCAAGTGCCAGATCGCCAACGCGCAGCGTACTGAGCGTCTTCCAAGCTCAAACCCCGCGCGACGTACTGCTTAATCCACTTATTCATCACAATATTCTTCAAATGCGGCGTTAATTTGTCAAACGGCACTTGTTTCATGCAATTCCCCGCAAATTACGCTTAATTGACTGCTTCCACGTAGACATCGACCCAGACAGTGCCGTTGCCGCGTCAGATGCCATCGTCAGGCACAAAGCATCGGCCAAATCGGGTGATTTAAGCCCACGCTTGCGCATATCATCCTTGCTTTCAGCTTTCATCTTGCCGCCGGGCGTAAAGCCGTAGCGAATTGACGTTAATTCTGCCAGCAATTGATCGTCATTCGGTAATTTGCACGACCTATCTTCAAGCCAACCCTTAGTCTTAAACCAAAGCTCCGCCCGCAAATTCATGTACGTCTTGCCCATTGCAGGCGCTTCACCGACATTAATGCCGCGCACAGGCGCACCAAGCTCACGAAGTCGATCAACAACACCGCCGCCAACGCCGATACTATCAACAAGTATCTCACTAGGCCGCATAGAGGGCGCTAAACCCTCGTATTCGGCCATCACGCGGCCAACAGTCTGCATCAAGTCCAAACCCTGCCACGACGTAATCTCAGTCACAACATTGCCGTACCGCTTGCACAGCGCAGTCTTATCCGCACCAAAGCGAGCCACATCCAAGCCCCAGATAGGCTTTGTGTCTTCAGGTATCTCAATATCACGCTTAATCGCGCTGTCAGCCAAGTGAAACGGAATAATCGTGTCATCATCGGCCATCGGGAACTCGCCAAGCACACGAATACGAAACGCATTGCTGTCCTCGCCGTACCTTGCCCGCATCTCGTCAACAAACTCTTCAGACACCAGCGGGCTATCAACGCACGACCAGCGCCGCGTCCACCATGTATCCGCAAGCCTAGTCTGGCTCTCAAAGAACGTACCACTTGACCGTGTAGGGTTAGACAGCAAAATCGTCGTCGCAGAGTGACCAGACATTGAACCAGCAGCAGCCTCAAAGACTTTCTCAGGCACACCAGACGCCTCATCCACAACCAGCAAAACATTCTCGGAGTGAACACCAGCCAGCGCCTCTGGCGTTTCAGCGCGCGATGTACGTGCCGAGATAAAAGCCTCAGCAGGCGCAGCAGCAAGCTCAACACGGTCAGACTTAACCGTCAACAAAACCTGCAACTGTGGCGGCAGCTCGTTAATCCAGCGCTTTAACTCGGCAAACAACGCGTCAAACAACTGACCACTGGTGGGTGCAGTCACAACAACCTTATTGGGAAAACGCAGCAACACATACCACAGCATAGCCCACGACGACGTAGTAGACTTACCCGTACCGTGGCCAGACCGCACAGACATTTTACGCTCACCAGTGGCCAGCGCATCCAAGAACTCAGCCTGATAATCATACGGCGTCGCACCAAGCACCTCTTTAACGAACAAAACCGGGTCATCACGGTAGCGCAGCACAAACTCCTCTAGCGGGTTAGCTTCAGTCATCCGTTATATCCTCATAATCAACATCAATGGCCGACGCATCACGCTGACGATCATCAACCTCAATCGCGGCAATATCCGAATTTACTTTGCGTAGCGCGTCGAGGTGCATGTCGCTCACAGATATGGTCACGTTGGTCTGGGGTCTGTTGCCATAACGCGCCTGATTGTACGAGCCAGCCATAAACTTACGCCACTGAACCTTCTCGCGTGTGGCAGCAATCTCAGCCGACGTACTCTCACCATGCAGCGCGTCAACCATCTCCAAACCCTGATCGACCAGTGCATCAGCAGCGTCAACACGCGACCTATTCAGCACCTCAACATACTCAGGCACAGTGTTCAGCGACGTACTCATATACTGACGGCGGCAATCATACTCATCAGCCAGTTGCGTCATCGTCTTCCCAGACGCGAAATGCTCATAAACAAACTCAGCGCCGCCACGCTTCTCAATGTCGTCAAGAATAGACTTGCGTAATTTTCTGCCAGCCATGTGAACTCCAGTTTTTTTAAATTTTTACAGGGTTTGCACGTCAAAAAGCAAGGGGGGTCTAATCCCTGCCGTGGTTGGGGTGAAAATTATATTTTTCTTCAGCGGCCCTGCGAGCGGCCACTGCGGTGGCAAAGTCCTTTGTCTGGCATAAATGAATACTTTTATTATTCACAGATATAGTAGCCACCCAACGCCAGTTTTTTTTATCCCAATTCACACCAGTGACGCCAGACATGTTATTCGAAAGACGCCGCATGTTTCTATTGTTTTCTGTTTGAGATACAGCGCGCAAGTTTTGAATCCTATTATCAGACCTGACGCCGTTGATGTGGTCAATCTGATCGTCAGGCCAAGCACCGTGAGTCATGCACCACGCCACACGGTGAGATTTGTAGCGCTTGCCAAGCAAGGACATTCGACTATAGCCGCGATGCGCCTCCTCATACACCATCTCACCAGCGTTGCGGGTGTTAAACCTACGGATGTCTTCAGGTGACGATGGAAACGTCTCCAACCGCTCACGCCATGTAAACTTACCCGTGTCTGGGTCGTACTTGAGGATTTCGCGGAGTTGATCTACAGAAATAGTCATTGGCTTTGCTCCTATATGGTTAGCCGATCATGTGGTCAGGGCGCTGTAACGTCGCTGATCACCCCCCACAGTGTACCCCCCATTCAAGCATTGGCACAATATATTTTTTTTTGAAAGTTGTGTGTGTGGGAAACTATACAAACACACCCCGCCGAAAAACGCTGGCGGGGTGGGGTCATTTGCCCATTTCGGCGCCAAAAGACGCATAACGTGTATTATGTTAAATTATGAATGCAATGAAATCAATGACTTAGCCTGATTCGGCTCAATATTGACAAGATTTGGAGGGATGTGTACGCGAGTGCGCCCGCGCGTCGCTGTCCGTGTGCGCTGCGTGCCCCTAACCTAACCGCAACCAATGTCTAATGCAACGTCCGCGTGATGCTTTCTGCTATCATCTCATCTAGGCCAACCAATGTCTCTGCTAATGACTGCATGATTGCACTCATGCCGACACCCTGCGACAGACGCTCACCGATGTAGTCTGACAGTGCGTCCAGCTCATCGTCAGCTTCCATGCTCTCCTTGCACTCTAACCGCAGCACAACGTCTATACTGAATGTATCACTCATGTTGTCTTCCCATTAAAAAAAAGGCCAGCCCGAAGGCCAGCCAAGTTGGCCATGAAGGCCAGAGGAGTGCAGGAGCAAACAAGGGAGGATAAGGCCAACCTGCCACGCCAACATATGCGAGCCTCACATAAAGTCAATGTCATCCTCAAGTGATGTCGTCGGCGTGAACTTCATCACCCTCGCATCCGGGAAGCTATTGGCAACCTCTGCCATCATATCGGCGAACTTGCCTGCCAGCACTGCGCACACATCGCTGACGTGATACACCAGCCAGCTCGGATGTGCCTGCCTTACCTCACGCATTGAACCACTAGCCAAGAAGCAGTAAACGCTGTCACCATGCTTGCACAGATAACCATCGACCACTGGCGGCTGATGCCCGTCAGCTCTCGCTTTGGCGTCCATAACCTCAAGCGCCTTGATTAGGCTCTGCGCCGCCGTCTGCGCCTCTACATGCTCACCTGTTCGCATTGCCACGTCCAGTTCATCCTTCAGCTCCCTGTAGCGCACGGCGTATGCTGGCGGCACACACTCAACCAACGTATCACCCCATACGCTTGCAGAGCGCTTATCTGCGGCCACGTACGGTACAACCGCCGCATACACGAGCCTGCTGTATGTCTCCGCCTCTGCTTCCCGCTTATACGTGCCTCGCTCTGCCATCGCCTTC